CGTCCAGCGGATGTATTCCTATTTCAGTCGCCACGAAGTAGACAAAAAGGGCGAAGGCTTTACGCCTAGTGGCGATGGATATCCGTCCAACGGTCGCATCGCGTGGGCATTATGGGGCGGCGATGCTGGCTTCTCTTGGTCGCGTGCGATTGTAGAACGCTTGAAAAAAGAAGACGGTGAGCGTATGATTGAAGAACCTGAAACCGATGAGGTTACTATGACTGACGAAATTAAAAACGAAGAAGTGGCCGAGACGCAAGAGCGTCACATTGTTGCTGTCCAAGAAACTGACGAAACAGTGACGGTCACTTTTGAAAAGCATCACGACGAAGAAGTCGAGACCGAAGAAACTGAAGTGGCCGAAGCCGAAGAGCGGTTTGACCGTTCTGCGCTGACTTTCCGCGCCGCCGAGGTTACTGGCTCTGACGACAAGAGCCGCCGTGTTCGCATGAGCCTGTCGAGCGAAGAACCTGTTGAGCGTTCTTTCGGCATGGAAGTGCTAGAGCATACTGAAGAAGCCATTGACTTGTCGCGTCTTGCAAGTGGTCACGCGCCGCTATTGCTCGACCACGACATGACCAAGCAGATTGGTGTCATCGAAACAGCTTCTCTTGATAAAGCCGAGCGCAGGTTGCGTGCGGTTGTGCGGCTAGGTAATAGCCCACTTGCTAGAGAAATCTATGATGACATTAAAGACAACATCCGAAGCAATGTGAGCATCGGTTATGTTGTCAAAAACATGGAAGCAAAGAATGACAGAAGCGGGACGGTTTCAGTTAATTCGTGGCAACCATATGAAGCAAGCATTGTATCCGTTCCTGCTGACGCCGGCGTTGGTGTGAACCGCAGTGCTGAAATTATTGAAACCACACCTGAAACTATTATTGTCAAAAAGGACATTAAAATGACTGAAGTAAATAAAGACGAAATCCGTCTGGAAGCTGCTGAAGCTGCCAAGCGCGAATTTCAAAAAACCGCGCAAGAGATTACTGCTCTTGCCGTTAAGCACAACAAGCGCGACCTAGCTGACAAAGCGATTGCCGATGGCATGAGCGTTGACCAGTTCCGTGGCATCTTGTTGGACAGCCTGCCAACAGGCGTTGCTCTTGAGCAGTCTGCTGGTGCAGTTGACATGAGCAAAAAAGAAGTTCGCGATTACAGCTTCATGAAAGCTGTTCGTGGTCTTGTTAACGGTTCTGGCCTGAATGGCCTTGAGTTGGAAGTTTCCGACGAAATCGCTCGCAAAAATGGTAAAGAAGCCCGTGGCTTCTACGCACCTGACACCTTCTGGACGGGCAAGCGTGACCTGATTGCTGGCACAGGCGCCGATGGCGGTTTCCTTGTTGGAACAGACCACCGTGGCGACCAGTTCATTGACGCCCTGCGCTCGCGCTTGGTATTCTCTGACCTCGGCACACGCTTCTTGTCTGGCCTCAAAGGTGACGTTGCTATTCCGAAAATGACTGCTTCTGCCACTGCTGCTTTCGTTGCTGAAAACAACGCCGTTGCAGAGCAAAACCAGACTTTCGGTCAATTGCAACTTTCCCCCAAGTCGCTTGGGGCGTTTACGGATATGTCGCGATTGCTTATGATTCAAAGCGACCCATCGGTTGAAGCCATCATCCGTGACGACCTTCTGAACGCAATCGCTCAAAAAATCGAGCAAGTTGCAATTCAGGGCGGTGGTTCTAACGAGCCGACTGGTATCCTTGGCACAACAGGCATTGGCTCTGTTGCAATCGGAACCAACGGTGGCGCAGCCACTTGGGCATCGGTTGTTGACTTGGTTAAAGAAGTTGAAGCCGACAACGCTGGCTTGTCTGCCGATTCGATGGCATACCTGACCAACAGCAAAGTGAAATCTCACTTGGCTCAAACTGCCAAAGTAAGCAGCACCGACAGCGTTCAAATCCTGAACGACCCATGGTCGAGCCTCTATGGTTACAACATGGCCGTCACGAACAACGTGCCGTCTGACCTGACCAAAGGCACTGGCTCTGACTTGTCTGCTCTGGTATTTGGCGACTTTAGCCAACTTATCATCGGCATGTTCTCGTCTGCTGACGTTCTGGTTGACCCATACACAAACAGCGCGACTGGTGCTGTGCGCGTCCGGGTTATGCAGGAAATGGACTTGGGTGTTCGTAACGCTCAATCGTTCGCTGCTATCAAAGACATCAACGCCTAATCGAGTGGGGGGCGGGTCAGCCCTGTCCCCCATTTCTTTCTTATTACGGAGAAAACAATGGCCGAACAAAAAGTTAAAATTGAAGTTACCTCTGGCGTTGGCATCGAAGGTGTCGCATACGCAAAAGGCGATGTGGTCGAAGTTTCTCAAACAGACGCGGTGCAACTTATTGCAATGCGTCGAGCCAAGGGCTACGAAGCCCCAAAAATTGACCGCTCGGTCGGCCTGAACACAGAAGACGCTGCGCCATTGGTGAAGCGCACCCGCAAAACGAAAGCCAAGTAAATGGCAGTCGAAACCGCCACAGAATTGGCAGTCTTTTTTGAGACCGACGACTTTGCGGTCACGGCCAGCTATACGCCATCGGGCGGTGCGGCGGCTGATGTCAAAGGCATCTTTGACAAAGAATATCTTGAACTCGATAGCGGCGGCACTGTAGCTTTTGCAGTTAATCAGCCACGCTTTCAGTGCGCCACATCTGACGTATCTAACGCAGCCGAGGGTGATGCCATCACCATCTCAGGCACTAGCTATGTCGTGCGTGTTGTCCAAGACGATGGCACAGGCGTCACCACATTGGTAATCGAGGAGCAGTAATGGCACACGTTCGCAAGACCATCCGCGACAACATCACGACAACCCTGACCGGGTTGACGACGACTGGTTCTAATGTTTACCAGACGCGCTTTTATCCTTTGGCCGAAGCGAAGCTTGCTGGCCTTTGCGTATATACCAACAGCGAAAGCACTGAGACCAGCACTATCACTGTGCCGCGCACGCAGTTGCGGACGCTTGAGGTTATGGTCGAGGCTTATGTCAAAGGCACAACCAACATCGACAACACCCTCGACACGATTGCGGTCGAAGTCGAAGAAGCACTGGCCGCAGACGTTACGCGAAGCGGCAACGCTAAAGACACAAAAATCACAGCATTCGAGGCGTCTTACTCGGGCGATGGCGACCAGCCAGTTGGCGTTGGACGTTTTACCATCGAGGTAATGTATGCTACACTTGAAAACGATATTGAAACTGCAAGGTGACGAGCATGGAAAAGCGTGTTAAGTTATACAAAGATGGCGAGACTATGGAAGTCTGGTCTGGTAAAGTTGAACGCCTAGCTGAAGTCGGCTGGTCGGAAGAAAAGCCAAAGGCGAAGGCTAAAAAAACGCCAAAAACTGAAGTTGCAACCAAACCGAATGAGGCATAAATCATGGCAACACATACAGGCTCAGAAGGCACAGTTCACGTTGGAACCGATGCCATCGCAGAAATCCGCTCGTTCTCCTTGGAAGCGACTTCGGAAGTAATCGAAGACACAAGCATGGGCGACACAGACCGCAGCTTTAAAGCTGGTCTGAAAAGTTTCACAGGCTCGGTCGAAGTATTTTGGGACGAAACTGACACGGCGCAGATTGCTCTGGACGTTGGTGCGGAAGTTACTTTGAAAGTGTATCCAGAAGGCGCAACAACTGGCGACAAATACTACAGTGGCTCCGCTATTGTAACAGGTCGCACAGTCACATCGTCGTTTGATGGTATGGTTGAAGCAGCCATCACAGTTCAAGGCAATGGCGCACTGACTTTGGCGACTGCTTAACACTTAACAGACAGGGGGTGGCACTATGTCTGCATTTGGCGAGCGCATTAGCGCGAACACTAAGCAAAACACAATCCGCGTTGAGGTTGCTGAGTGGGGTGACGAAAACGAGCCTATGGTTCTTTTCGCCACGCCGCTTAACGCTGGCGAATTTACACGCCTGCAAAAGAAGCACCCAAACTTTCTGAATAACATGACGGTCGAAGGGCTGATTGATATGTTAATCATGAAAGCCATGGACGGTGAAGGCAATAAGGCGTTTGACCTTGGCGACAAGCCAGTTCTTATGCGCCAGCCTGTCGGCCTTATCAGCAACGTAGCTGGTCAGCTTATGGGTGACGTGGCGAGTGTCGAAGAAGCAAAAAAGGACTAAGCGATGACCCCGACCGCTTTGTGGTCATCGCATTAGCCGACCGTCTAGGTAAGACCATTGGCGAAATCGAAGAAATACCCTATACTGAACTAATCGAGTGGGTAGCATATTTGGAAGTTCTAGCGGATGGCAGACCAAAATCTTAGAGTAAATATCACAGCCTTTGACAAGACGCAGCGAGCTTTTGCGTCTGTCCGGGCTGGGCTTGGCAAAGTCAAATCATCTGTTGTTAACGTCCGCAACGCTGTCGTCGGACTTGGCGCAACGCTTGCCCTTAAACAGTTCGCGGGTCAAATTGACGACCTAGCTAAAGCCAGTGGGCGTCTTGGGCTTACTGTTAACGAATTGCAGTCTTTGCAGTTCGCT